TGCGGGTGTCGGGTTTGGTACGGGTTGTGTTGTTGGTTTCACGGTGAACGGGTGGAATTGTCCTGGGGCTTTACATTGGTTGTGTGATCTTGGTCACTTTGTAGGGGTTTTTTGTAAAAAACGCAGGTATTAGTAATGGGAGGGGTAAGAGAGGGAGCGAAGCGACCGAGCGCACCCCGACCCCTTGACAGTGTTTAAGGCCGGTGCTTCAACACCGGCCAATATCCTGAAATAATTTAAGGCCGCTTATCGGCGGCCTACTGACTTCTAGGTTAGAAACCGTTCTGTCCTCCTTCGTCGGACAGTCGGCGCCGTGGCCGGCGCCTCTACTAAGGGGGAAATAAAAATTGTGGCTCTTTGACGACCCTTTGTGGTTTTCGTTGTTGTTTCTGCTGTTACTGCTGGTGATTATCATTTATGGAAGTCGGTAGAAGTGTGTACCGTTGTGAATGTCGCTTTGTGGGCTTTGGGCGTTTACGTCCAGGTGTGTTGATATGACCGTTTTCGTTGTCGTTTCGACGTTACTGACGTGTTCGTTGTTGTTTTCGGTGGGTTGTGTGTTGTTCGCTGCGAGCGTTGGCACGCTCGAGGACGATCACTTTGACTTGGGCTAGTCGCCCTTCGGGGCTCCCGAAGAATTGGGGTCGCACTCGAGCCCGAGTTTTGCGGAACTCCCGGTATGTGTGCGCTTTGTGTGGGGATCAGACCGCTTCGGAGGTAGATCACGTCATCCCACGCTCGAGGGGCGGTACGGACGACGAAAGCAACCTTAGAGCCCTCTGTAAGCCCTGCCACGGCAAGAAATCTAGCCGTGAAGGTAATGACCGCCAGAAACAGCTTAGGGCGCTTAGGAAGCGTCCTGTGGCCCGTCACCCGGGAGAGAGGGAATCGGATGCTCGAAGCGGCTAACGCCACCATCGACCAGATCATTGCACGGACAGCCGTTCAACTGCACGCTCACCGAGCCCAAGGTGGCTGCGACAGCGATTTCGTTGAACAGATGATGAGGGACTTCCACACCGAGGCGTTGAAATCGCCGCTAGGTGCCGGTTCTAAACACATGGCCTTGTCTGTGTACCGGATGGTGTGGCAGCAAGACCTTCTCCGCGAACTGTCAGAGAAGGTCGCTATGCGAGACGCAGCACTCGAAATGATGTTCAGTCTCGAACAAATGTAACTGATGGGCTCGAGGCCCATCTTTAGTCCCAGGAGGACGAAATGGGTTCCAGAGGTCCTATCCCGAAACGATCCGATCAGCGGATCCGACGCAACAAACAAGAAGTTCCGTTAGACACCGTTCACGCTATCGGTGTTGTTCCTGTCCCTACTGAACTGGGTTTCGATGAGCCTCACCCACTCGTCACTGATTTGTTCCTATCCATGAGGGAGTCTGCACAGTCTAAGTATTTTGAGCCGTCTGATTGGGCTTACGCTAAGTTCGCCCTGCATTTCGCTGATATCCTTCTTAAGTCCTCGCGTCCCTCGTCGCAACTGTTGGCGTCTGTTCAAACGATGCTGACAGATTTGCTTGTGTCTGAGGGTTCCCGCCGTCGCGTGAGACTGGAAGTTGAGCGTTCTGAATCAGCCGGGACGGTTTTAGACGTCGCTGATCTTTTCCGCGCCCGTTTAGGGCAAGGATAGGGGCCGCTCCACGGTTGGGGTTGAGCCAGCACCTTTACGAGTGTTTGGCCGTTTGGGTCTGCCGGTTCCCCCACCGTGGAGCATTTACTTGAAAGGAAACACCTGTGTCTGTTATCGGTCCAGTATTCGCACCAGACAAACTTTATTTAACTCGAGGCCGGGATTTCAAATGGGCGTACAAGCTCGTTGACGTCAACGGGGAGCCGATTGATTTCCCCCCGGGCAAACTGTTCTTTGAACTGTTAACTGACCCTGTGACCGAATGGCAGTTCTCTATCGCCGGTGATGAGGCTGTTCTGAAAATTGAGTCTGAGGTTGTGGAGTGGATCCCTGACCGGACTAAATGGCAGTTGGTGTTTCTGCCTGAAGGTGAAGCTGCCGGCGGTGACCCGGTTGCTCTTGGATCAGTAAAGGTGCAGGGTAATGGCTCACGCACCCAACTGTGATGGAACGTGCGCTGCGAGCGCAATCCCCGTACCCGCCGCTAAAGGTTACCTACTAGCTGTTACTGGTGTTGGCGCCCCGGGTCCGCAGGGTGAAGCTGGCCCTATTGGTCCGGTTGGGCCGGTTGGCCCGGTCGGTCCTGAGGGTCCTGCTGGTGTTGCTGGTCCGCAAGGGGTTAAGGGCGATACTGGTAGCGAAGGCCCGGTTGGGCCTGCTGGCCCTCAGGGTCAGACGGGTTTGACTGGCTCTCAGGGTGTTGCTGGTGTCGCGGGTCCTGTCGGACCTGCTGGCGTTCAGGGTGAGGTCGGTCCTGCCGGTCCTAAGGGTGATACGGGCGCAGCGTCGGTGGTTCCTGGGCCGGTTGGCCCAAAGGGAGACACTGGTTCTGTCGGTCCTGCGGGTCCTGTCGGTGCGCCTGGTGCGGATTCGGTTGTTCCCGGTCCTGCTGGTCCGGTCGGTCCCGAAGGTCCTGTCGGTCCTGCGGGTGCTGATTCGAATGTGCCTGGTCAGAAGGGTGACCCTGGTCCTGCCGGTGCTGATGGTGCTACCGGACCTGCGGGTCCGAAGGGAGATACTGGTGATACGGGCGTTGCTGGTCAAGATGGTGTTGATGGTGCTACCGGGCCGCAAGGCGAGCCAGGTCCCGCAGGTGCTACAGGTGTTGCCGGAAAAGACGGCGTAGACGGTGCTGTTGGTCCGAAAGGCGATACGGGTGCCGTTGGACCTGCTGGCTCTGATGGTGCTGTTGGGCCTGCCGGCCCCGCAGGTCCTAAGGGGGATGCTGGGGCTGATGGTGTAGATGGTGCTGCCGGTCCAAAGGGTGACACCGGAGACACCGGGCCTGCTGGTCCGCAAGGTCCAGCCGGCCAGGATGGAACTGGCTCTGCCTACACGTTGCCTGTAGCTACGGCATCAGTCCTTGGTGGTGTGAAGGTCGGTACTGGTTTGTCGGTTGACGGTACTGGCGTGTTGTCTGCGACTGTTGCTACTGGTTTCCTGCCCACTACGGGCGGGACGATGACGGGCACGATCACTGCCCCGACTGCGGTGGCTGCGTTGACGTTCGGCACTACCGGCTACAACGTGTTTGGCGCTTCGGGTGGTGTAGCTGTTCGTTCTAACACCACGAACATCACGACGTTTACCGGCGCGAGTGTGACTTACGGTGTGCAGTTGGTGACTGCGAACAACGCGACCGCTGTGAGGTTCGGTTCTGCTGGGCCTTCGTTGGGTGTCAGCGCCGGGGTTATTCAGTCTTCGTCGGTGATTGATGCTGCGGCTGCTCCTACTGCGGCGAATCATCTGACGAATAAGGCGTATGTCGATGCCCAGGTCGCTTCGGCGGGTTCTTCGGTCGCTAACCCTGTTGCTGGTTCTTCTGCCGGGTTGACCCTCTGGACGGGCTCCCAAGCTGCCTACGATGCCGTGGCGACGAAGGACCCTAAAACCGTTTACATGGTGGTGTAGCTGTGGGCGCAAGTGTGGGCGCAGGCTCTTTGAGTAAGGCGTTTGTGGGGTCTGTTCCGGTGCAGAAGATTTATGTCGGGCAGTCGCAGGTTTGGCCGGCTGACACCCCACCTGTCGATGAGCCACCGTATTTGTATGCCGTCGAGGTTGAGTATCTGCCTAACTATGTCGTGAACTTCACGGCGAAGAAGGGTCTGCCGTATGACCCTGACTCTGATGAGGCGTTCATGTTCAGGTGTGTGCAGATGCCGAAGGATGGTTATACCGGGCGCACTTTCAGCAAGCAGTGGTCTGTGAATGGCTATGGCGGGTTGGATTGCACGTTGGAGGACTTGTACGGCGACGGCATCCCCGCCAATAACGCGACGATGCTTACCACGGTCAGTTTCAGGATCACCCCAAAAGCTTAGTTGAGAGGTTTTTATGTCCTTCGATGAGGATGCGTATTACGACACCACTTTAGATGTTCCTAATATCCGTTACGGCAAGCTGATTGCTATTCCTGGCGGTAATGGCCCTCCTGGGGTGCAGGGTCCTGCGGGACCGGCTGGTCCTACTGGACCGGGTTCTACTGTGCCGGGTCCTGCGGGTCCTCAGGGTGTGACGGGTCCGCAGGGTGAGCCTGGGGTGTCTTTGGATATCGAAGGCACCGTCCCGACGTATGCCGATCTGCCTGCCAGCCCTGTTGAGGGTTCGGCGTATGTGGTTGCTGCTGACGGTTTGCTGTACTTCTTTGACGGTACGACGTTTCCGGCTGACGGTGCGGGTGTGCCGTTTCAGGGTCCGCAGGGCATCCAAGGGATTCAGGGTGTTCCCGGCGCTTCGGTCACTGGCCCTGCTGGGCCTGCTGGCCCGTCTGCGGTGTCTGCTGATGCCGGAAATACGAGCGTCCTTGGTTCCGACAATCTGATCTATACGCCGGCTGTTGAGGCCGCGTTGGTGGCTGCACCGACAAAAACGGATTTCCCCCCGGTGGGCGATCCCGGCAAGGTGTATTTAGCGCAGGACAGTAATGACACTTTCCGGTTCGATGCAACCGCGAAGGGCACTGATACTTACGTCAGGATCGCCGAGAACACGCTGTCCACGAAGATCGAGGACTCGACCGTGGTGGGTCGGGATCTGGTCACGGCGGTCGATAAGCCGTCTGGTCGGGGCGCGATTGATGCGGCATCCATTCTGGTGATTGATCCGACGCAGGCACCGTACAACGTGAAGATGGACCGGTTTACGTCCACGAAGGCGAGCATGACTGCCGGGTCCACGACGTTGAAGGTCACTGATTACGCCTTCACTGCCGCTGATGTGGGTAAGCCGGTGAAGGTTGTCGGCGCGGGTGCGGCTGGTGCAAGCCTAAAGACCACGATCACTGGGGTTAGTGGTTCGGATGCGGTGCTGGGTGCTGCGGGTGTTACTGCGGTAACGGATGCGTTCTGCATTTTCGGCACCGACAATGCGGCGGCGTTAGAGAAGCTGTTCACTGACCTGTCGTGGACGGGCCGCGCCAGGAATCTGTCGCGCACCGCCGTATTCCCCATTGGGGCGTGCATGTATTCGGGCACCCTGATGTTTCCGTTCACTGGAACGGTGAAGGGCGTGGCCGAGAACTGGGCCAGCTACGACATTCTGTACTCGAAGTTTGGTGGCGCGGAGAACACTGGCGGCACCGTGTTCTATCAGATGTGGGATCAGAACAAAGACTGCGCCAGGGTGCGACATTCCGGTTACGGCTGGAACGGGTTGCTTGAAGGTTTCTCCATCATTCAGGACTGGGAGAACACCGCCGGCAACGGCCTGAACTTCATTGCCTCAGATAACACGCCAATCAAGATCATGGACGGCGGCGGGGTCAACAAGGTTGCGGCGATGGGTTGCGCTAACGCCGGATTCAACTTTGCGGGCGGCACATTCGCTGCGACACTGCGCGACCTTCAAGCGTTCTGCAACGGCTATGTCGACCGCAAAGTGTTCACCGCTGACACCACTATGGGCAGCAACGTGTTGTCGAACGTGTCGGCTACTGCTGGGTTGGCTTACGGCGACATCATTTCCGGTCCCGGTATTCCGGTGGATGCGCTGATTACGGCTGTGGATGCTGGCGCAAAGACGGTGACGATCAACCAGAAGGCCACTGTCGCTGCTGCTGGTGTGAAGGTGCAGCGTGCCGGCAGTCCCGGTATCCGCTACAAAATGTCGTTGAGTGAGTCGGTGCATTTCGACTTCCCTTCGGGCGATCAGAACTCGGGCGGTTTGTTGCGCCTGGTTGGGCCGGGATCAACCCCGATTGGCGGGAACGTCACCATCACCAACTTGAAGTATGAGTACGGCGAGAACGTGTACTGGAATGGCTTCAACGGCCCAGGGTCGGGTTTGCGTCCAACTGATAGTCCGCAGGGCAGCAACGCGATTGTGTTGGATAACTTGGCGTCGTGTTCGGTGAGTGTGCATGGCTTGAATCACTGGGCGACAACGACCAGTGGTGTGAATACTTACACCCCGCCGAATGAGTTTGGCCGCGATATCGGTGCGGCGATCCTCAACTTGAACACTGCGGTTGCCCCTACGGTGTCGTGGGAAGGTTTGAGCGTTCGTGTTGCGGCTGGGTCCACGCAGACCGCGTATGCGTTCCGTGATGGTTGGTCTGCATCTAATGAGCCGATTGTGGATGATGCGGCTGGCCGGGGTACGAACCGGCCCCGCCCATCTGCGGTGAGGGTGGTTGCGGACGTGAACACCAACGCCGCCTATCACGATTCGATGTTGATGTGGTCAAGTACCACCGCCGCTCGAACCGCTGGTCTGCCGCCGTTGGCGTCCGTTCCGGCTGGGCGCATGTATCTGCTGATCGGGGCGAGTAACACGTCGGCCACGAACACGGTCACTGCGGTCGCTCAGGGCGCGGACACGATTGTTGGGGCCAGCAAGATCAGCAGCCCGTTCGGGCAGTTGCAGCTTGTCAGCAACGGCACGCAGTGGGTGGGCTACGGCGGCGGTGATGTGACCCTCGCAGGCCAGCAAACCCTCACCAACAAAACGCTCACCGATGCGCGTGTCAACAAGCTGCTGGACACCAATGGGGCGGCTGGTTTAACGGTGCAACCCACCGTTGGCGCGGTGAACAGCTACACGGTCGGAAACGCTGCTGCCGGTCAGTCGCCCTACATTACACCTATCGGTTCGGACGCTAATATCGCTGTCGTCTTGGCCCCGAAGGGCACGTCCCCGGTGCAAATCGTGGGCGGTGCCGGGGTTACACCGCGACTGGGGATTAGTTCACCGGACACCAACGCCAACCTGAACCTCACCGCAAAAGGTACGGGTGTTGTTCAGGCAAACGGGTTCCCAGTCGGGTCGAAAGTTGGCATTCCTACAAACCTTGTCAATGCAGGTCAGCCGGGGCAGTTCGCCGTGGACGCGAACGGCATGTACGTCTATATCGGTGACGGCACCACCCATCAGTGGAGCGGTGTTGTTACCGGTGTCACGGCCAACGCCACACCGTCCGCTGGCAAGCCGCTATCCCTGTGGTCGGGAACCAAAGCCCAGTACGACTCCATACCGGTCAAGAGCCAGACATGCATATATGTGGTGACTGGTGTGGCAGTGGTGACCGGGGATATCACCGTCGATGAGGGTGTTCAGACCGGCGATATCGCAGCCGAGCCTGCAACTAAGTCGGCAACCACCAAGTCCACTAGGAAGAAGTAGCCGTGCTGATACCGGGTTTGTCTAACCGGGACGCTGAAAATGTGTTCCTGGGTGGGGTTGCCGCCCAGGTTGTTTACCTGGGCACCGAGCAGGTTTGGCCCACAGCAGGCATCATCCAAGGGGTGATGGGCGAACAGTTGTTCGTCAACACCACTAACACTGCCGCTACTCAAAGGTGGAATGTGTTCATTCCTGCTGCTGCCACCAAAGTCGATGTTGTTCTTATCGGCGGCGGTGGTGGTGGTGGGGATGGTGGCACTCTTGGACCTGGCGAGGGTGGTATCTGCGGTGTGTGGCAGACCGGCACTTTCACGGTTGGCACGGATTTCCCGGCAGGTCACGTTTTGCGTCTGCAAACAGGTGAAGGCGGGGAGGGTGGTGGCGCACTTCTAAACACAGGTGGCTTGCAGGGTGTGGAGTCTTGGATTCTCAACAAAGAGAACACCGCCCCTTTGCTTGTCGGCCCTGGCGGTAAACCTAACAAGGCACCGGACAGAACTGGACTCACTCCCCCTGACTGTGTTTACAACGGCAGAACTTACAAGGGTGGTGCCGGTGGCGTGTCAGCCAATCAGAACGGCGTTGACGGCGCTGCTCCTGGCGGTGGCGGTCAGGGCGGTAATGACGAAGTGAACGGTAACAACGGCGGTCGCGGTGGCGCCGGCGGCGTGTACTTGTATTTCTATTAGTTCGGCCTGCCAGTGAGTAGAAGATTGTGTGGCGAAAGTATTAACGGTCCCGCAAGCTGACCGGATTCCACAAGAAACAGGATTCTGGTGCGGTCCTGCGTCTTGTCAGACTGCGTTGCAGGTTGACGGCCAGTGGATTGAAGAACAGCAACTCGCAAATGAAATGGGCACCACGGAGGACGGCACACCGCATATCGGTTTGTTGGCTGATGCTCTGAACGCGCACGCGCATCACGCGGAGTGGGAAGCGGTGTGGATGCCGGATGATCCCCCGTCGCGTGAGCAGTGTGAACAGTTTTGGGTGGACCTGAAAGCAAACATTGATTCAGGTTTCGCTATGCCTGCGAATTGGGTTTCGCCTGACAACAATCACCCTCAGGCTGTGCATGGCAGCGGACCCTCACCCGGCTACTACGGCACGGTGTTTCACTATGTTTGCTACACCGGGTATGACGAGGATGCGACTGGCCGGTTTGTGCATGTCGCTGACTCAGGTTTTTCGCCGTGGCAGTATTGGGTTTCGTTCGAGCAGGCGTGTTTGTTGATGCCACCGAAGGGCTATGTCAGGGCGAACGCCGCTAAAGCGGGTGTTCCTGCTCTGCCTGGTCCTGTCACGGAACTGTCGGACGCTGAGAAGTTGTCTTACGCAATGGATGAGTCTTTGTCGATTGCGGATTACGAGAAGCTGCTTCCGTATGTGCGTGCATCGTTGGCTGCGTGTGAATGTACCAACGAGAACCGTATCGCTATGTGGTTCGCGCAGATCGGCCATGAGTCGATGGGTTTGAAGTATTTCGAGGAACTGGCTGACGGTTGGGCTTACGAGGGTCGCACTGATCTTGGGAACACTCAGCCGGGGGATGGTCCCAGGTTTAAGGGCCGGGGTCCTATCCAACTGACCGGTCGCAGTAACTACACGCAGGTTTCTGCGTGGGCTGCCGAGCATGGTTACGCCGGTTCACCGACGTTCTTTGTCGATCAGCCGGAACTGTTGGGCACTTGGGAGTGGGGTTTCCTGGGCACGGACTGGTATTGGGTTGTTGCCCGTCCGAAGATCAATGCAATGGCTGATGCCGGCGACATTGAGGGTGTGACGAAGGCGATCAACGGCGGGTTGAACGGCTATGAGGATCGGTGTCACAGGTATGAGCGTGCGAAGCAGGTCGCTGCGGCGTTCCTGCCGGGTACGGGTCAGCCTGCCGCTCCTGCTCCTGCCGCTCCCCCACCCGCGCAGCAGACGTGTCTTACGGGCCGTCCTCACCATCACAGTGAGAACGAGCCGACTGACGCTCAGGTTTTGAACATTCGCGCTGAGGGTTTGATTACGCAAGCTCTTGTTTATGCGATTGCTGAGAAGCTAGGAGTTGACGCTGCCGGTTTGTACGCACAGGTCAAGGGCAGCTTCTAGTGGCTGTCGATTCTGCGGTACTTGAAGCGGTGGAGAAGGCTGTCAACAAGGCCCGATATGCGCGTGATGAGTTCCCCGAAGTGACGTTGTTGAACGGTGCGACGGTCGATCTGTCGGTGGCGGTTGCTGCTGCGGTAGGGACTGTCCTTGACGCGGATTGGGCTGCTGTCGCGTGGTTTGCGGTGGGTGTGCTGGCCGGTAAGACGTTGGTGCAGACGTTCGTTGCGATCCTGTCTGACAGGGGTGTGACGTGAAGCTGCTAGATGAGATTAAGCAGGTTCCTCCGCACACTTTGATTACTGGTGTGGCTGCGATTGCGTGGCTTGCCAGTTTCGGGTTACGGGCTGTGTTCCCGGGTTTCGCGTTGGGTCCTGCCGCTGACACTCTTATGGCGACGTGTGTCGCTTGGTGGATGAAAGCGAACAAGGATGCCGGTAAGGGCGACGGGCTGATGAATGAGGTTATGGAGAAGATTGCGTTGCCGTACATTTCGACAGCCCACTCTCCCGCACCTTCTCCTGCGGCTGTATACACCCCGAAGCCGGTTACCCCGGCGCAGAAACCAGTTCAACCGTCACCGAAGCCAGTTCAACCAACTACTAAACCGCCAGGAGGTTTGCCGTGGGAGCAATGACACCAGGGACTCTTGTTCTGCTTGGTTTCCTTGTCCTTCTGTACGGTGCGCTTATCGGCGGGACTTGGGTGCGCCGGAACAGCGAGAAGTTGTGGGACACCGTTTCGACGGTCATTTTTATTGTGATCGCTGCGGCTGCAACTTTGAATCTGGTGATCGTCGGCGCGAGGCAGGCTGACGCTTTCCGTAAAGCTAAGGAACGCCTGGACTGTGTTCAGGTTCAACTAGATGCGGTTCGGGTCCAAGCACCAATGCCTGACTGTCAAGTCAAGTGGGACCAGTGAAAACGCTGTTTCTTGTTCCTCTGGTTGGCGTGTTGACGGGTTGTGGTGGTTCGACTGCCGCCCCGTTGATGACAACCAGTTCGTTTTCACCGACTCCTGTTACATGCAGTGAGTTGATGTGTCCACCGACAGACCCACCTGGGACACCAGGAGATAACTAGGAAGGCGGCGGGGAGTGACTGAAACAGACCTGCTCCCCGCCCCACCTAATGTGACTGGTCCGACGTGGCGTAAAACCGTCGAGGGTCAGTGGTGGCTGCCAGAACAGACCCTTGGTTGGGGTGTGTTGAACTGGTGGGCTAACTACGTCAAGACCCCGGGCGGGGATGACGCTGGCTCCCCGTTCCTGCCCACGCTTGAGCAGGCCCGGTTCGTGCTGTGGTGGTACGCAGTCGATAAGAACGGCAGGTACTCCTACCGTAACGGTGTTCTGCGCCGGATGAAGGGTTGGGGTAAGGACCCGTTGGGTGCAGCCCTTTCGCTTGTTGAGCTTTGTGGCCCTGTCGCTTTCAGCCATTTCGATAAGGATGGTGAGCCGGTAGGTAAGCCGCGTCATGCGGCGTGGATTCAGATTGTTGCTGTCTCCCAGGAGCAGACGAAGAACACCATGAGCTTGTTCCCGGTGATGGTGTCCTCTCAGTTGAAAGAGGACTTTGCGCTCGAGGTCAACAAGACCGTCATTTACAGCGAGGCCGGCGGCAGGATCGAGTCGGTTACTTCTTCCCCGTATTCGATGGAAGGTAACCGCCCGACGCTGGTGATCCGTAACGAAACTCAGTGGTGGCAGGAAGCTAACGAGGGTCATGCTCTCGCGGGTGTCATCGAGGGTAACGTCACGAAGATCCCGGGCTCCCGCACCCTGAGTATCTGTAACGCACATATTCCTGGTGATGATTCTGTCGCGGAGAGGGACTATGACGCTTGGCAGGCCGTGGAGTCTGGACAGGCCATTGACGTGTCGACTTTGTACGATGCGCTGGAAGCGCCTGCCGATACCCCTGTGTCGGAGATACCACATGAACTTGATGATCCCGAAGGGCATGTAGCGGGGCTCGAGAAGCTTCGTGAAGGGGTTTTAACTGCCAGGGGTGACTCTGTGTGGTTGCCGGTCGACACGATCTTAGAGTCCATTCTGGACGTTAAGAATCCTGTCACTGAGTCTCGCCGTAAGTTCCTGAACCAAGTCAATGCCACCGAGGACTCTTGGATCGCCCCGTATGAATGGGATGCCGTCACAGATCCCCGGGCTGTGCTCGAGAAGGGTGACCGGATAACCCTTGGGTTTGATGGTTCTAAGTCGAATGACTGGACCGCTCTGGTTGCTTGCCGCATCGAGGATGGTTGCCTGTTTCTGTTGAAGGCATGGAATCCGGAGAAGTTCGGCGGTGAGGTTCCACGCGAGGACGTCGATGCGACGGTTCGGTCAGCGTTTGACCGCTATGACGTGGTGGGTTTCCGCGCTGACGTCAAGGAGTTCGAGGCGTATGTCGATCAGTGGGGTTCGACGTTTAAGAAACAGATAAAGATTAACGCCACCCCAGGTAATCCGGTTGCGTTCGATATGCGCGGTAACACGAAACGGTTCGCTTTGGACTGTGAACGGTTTATGGATTCGGTGTTGGAGCAAGAGTTGTCCCATGACGGGAATGTCACTCTGCGACAGCATGTGTTGAACGCTCGCCGCTATCCGACGAAGTACGACGCTATCAGTATCCGTAAGGCGAGTAAGGACAGTTCAAAGAAAATTGATGCCGCTGTGTGCGCGGTACTGGCGTATGGAAGTAGGCAAGATTTTCTGATGAGTCGCAAGAATAGGACTAGGCGAGCGGTGGTGATTCAGTAATGGCTGCGGTCGACTTAGAGAAAACCCGCGACGAAATGCTTAACAAGTTTGAGCAGGCACAGACTGGGATGAAGGACGCGAAGGCGTACTACGATTCGGAACGCCGGCCTGACGCGGTTGGGGTTGCTGTTCCTCCGCAGATGCGTAATCTGCTCGCCCATGTCGGCTATCCGCGTTTGTATGTGGATGCTATTGCGGAACGCCAAGAGGTTGAGGGTTTCCGCATGGGTGGGGCTGACTCTGCCGATATGGAGTTGTGGGATTGGTGGCAGGCTAACAACCTTGACATTGAGGCCACGCTTGGGCATACGGATGCTCTTGTGTATGGCAGCGCCTACATCACTGTTGCGGCGCCGGATCCGCAGTTGGATCTGAACGTCGATCAGAGTGTCCCTCTGATTCGTGTTGAGCCGCCGACTTCGTTGTACGCGCAGATCGACACCCGCACCCGCGAGGTTACGCAGGCTGTTCGTGCGGTGTATGACGAGGAACAGACGCAAATTATTGCCTCGACGTTGTACCTGCCGGATCAGACTGTGCAGTGGGTTAAAGATAACGGTGTGTGGAAGGTCCTCTCGAGGGTCACTCACGGCATGATGGTTGTTCCGGTGATCCCGTTGGCTAACAGGACACGGTTGTCGGATTTGTATGGGACGTCGGAGATTACCCCTGAGCTTCGGTCGGTGACTGATGCTGCTGCACGGATTCTGATGGACATGCAGGGCACGGCAGAACTTATGGCTATCCCGCAACGTCTGATTTTCGGTGTGAAACCGGAGGACCTTGGTGTCGATCCTGAGACTGGTGAGAAGTTGTATGACGCTTATATGGCTAGGATTCTTGGTTTCGAGGATCCGGACGCGAAAGCGCAGCAGTTTTCGGCGGCTGAGCTCCGCAACTTTGTGGATGCTCTTGATGCTTTGGACCGTAAGGCTGCGGCATATACAGGCTTACCGCCGCAGTATCTCTCGTTCTCCTCTAACAACCCTGCTAGTGCTGAGGCGATTAAATCCGCAGAAGCCCGGTTGGTGAAGAAAACTGAGCGTAAAAACAAGATTTTCGGTGGTGCGTGGGAGCAGGCGTTCCGTGTCGCCCATGTCGCTATGAAGGGTGGGGAGATACCGCCCGATATGTACCGGCTGGAAACTGTGTGGCGCGATCCCAGCACTCCGACGTATGCGGCTAAGGCTGATGCGGCTACGAAACTGTATGCCGGTGGTATGGGTGTGATTCCTCTCGAGCGTGCCCGTATCGACATGGGTTATTCGATCACTGAGCGCGAGGAAATGCGTGCTTGGGATGAGCAGGCTAATCCGTTGGGCCAGTTGTCAGGTTTGTATGGGGCTCCGCAGGGCGCCCCGGTGCAGCAGACTCCGGTTGAGCAGATGCCGGATAGTCCTGGTGACGCCTGAGGAATACGCGGCAGCGCAGGGAGTGATTTCGGCTGCTGCGGCTAACTACGTCATGCGGTTTTCGACGTTCTTCTCTGAACCTCAGTTGTCTACGGTTCAGTGGTTGGGGTTGTTGCAGACGGTTTATCCGCAAGTTTCGAGGTTCCGCGAGGAATCGTCTGCGTTGGCTCGAACATTTTATGACCAGCAGCGTGCCTTCTACTATCCGGATCTGCCGAGACATGACCGTCTTGTTGAGCCTTACGAGTTCAAGTGGTTCGTAAAGAGTATGGAGCCTGTTCGGAAGCAGGTTCAGCAACCGTATTCCCCGCCGGCTGTCATGGCGAGGTTCACTTTGCAGGTTGTCCGCGAGGTTGAGAACGCTGGTCGACGTCAGATCATCCATGCGGTTGAAACGGATGAGCCTGTCGCTGAGGCTGTTGAGGCTTACAACGCGTTGCCGCGAGTCGAGCAGCGGAAGGTTACAGATGTTAGGCCGTCTCAGGAGGACGTTAAAGCCAAGTTAGAGCGTCTGATTTCTGAGACGGCTGGCCGTCCTGAGGTTGTTCGTCCTTCCCCGAAAGCCGTCACAACGGAGTCGAGGATTGTCCAAGGCTGGGCCAGGGTTGCCACCGGGCGCGAAACATGCGAATGGTGTTTGATGCTGGTGTCTCGCGGCGCGGTTTACAAAACTGCCCGTTCAGCCGGATTGAAGTTAGATGACAACACTGCGTCTGACGCGTACCTATCTGGTACGGACGCACAGGATTACATGAATGAGTGGCATACCGGGTGTGACTGCAAAGTTGTTCCGGTGTTCGACCTAGAAAATTGGGTCGGTAAAGACGCTGCGGATCGTGCGCTCGAGTTGTGGATCCAGGCCGGTCGCAAAGCTGACGTTGTGTTGGCTGACGATCCGGATAAAAAATACTTCTCTCACAAAGAAGGCCGTTGGGTGAAAACCACGGTTAACCGCGAAACGATCAACCAACTTCGCAAGATGGTTGAGAGCGGTGAAATCAGTTCCCAAGAATGGGCAGTCTTGCAGGCTGCCTAAGTCCCGCCGAGCCCTTGATGGGCTCTCAAATATCCCCAGGAGGGAAATATGTCCGACGAAACCCAAACTGAGACTGCTTCGGTTCCGGAGCCAACCTCGAAGGTTGAGACGTTCAGTAAAGAGTATGTCCAAGAGCTTCGCAATGAGGCCGCTAAATATCGCACCGAAAAGAACGATGCGGTTGAGAAGGCTCGAGCCGACGTTATCAAGGACTACGAGGCGAAGCTGTCTGAGAAGGACGGCACGTTCAACGAGATTCAGTCAGAGTTGTCTGTTCGGGGTCTTGAACTGTTGAAGATAAAGGCGGTTGTTTCTGCCGGCATCCCAACGGAGGACGTGCTTGATGTGGTGACTCTCATCCAAGGTTCGGATGAGGACACCATTTCGGAGAGCGTCAAACGGGTTAAGTCGCTTATCGGGAAGGCTCCTGAACGGGAGCGTCCCGTTGACCCATCACAGGGCTCAGGTAACCATCTTCCTTTGAATGGTGATCCGCTGCTGGAAACAGTGCGTCGGATCGTCGGTGCCTGACCTACCTTTTAACAGAAAGTTGATTTGACAATGGCTAAGTTCATTACGCCGGATACCGTTGCACAGACTACGGACACGATGTTCTCCGGTTATCTCGATCCTGTTTTGTCGCAGGATTATTTCGCTGAGGTCGAGAAGATTTCGGTTGCTCAGCAGATCGGTCGCAAGATCCCTTTGGGGCCGAGCGGCGTCCGGATTCCGCACTGGACCGGTAACGTCACCGCCAACTGGGTTGGTGAAGGCGAGCAGAAGCCTGTCACTAAGGGTGATATGACTTCTCAGACTATCGCCCCGTACAAGATTGCGACTATTTTCGCAGCTTCGTCCGAGGTTGTGCGTGCGAACCCGTTCAACTACCTGAACGTGATGCGCGTCAAAGTGGCCGAAGCGATTGCGTTGGCGTTCGACTCTGCTGTGCTTGGCGGGATCAACTCGCCGTTCGGTGCCAGCATTGCTGACAGCGACAAAGAGGTCGATCTAGGCGACAACGCTTACAACGCTCTGAACGAGGGTCTGACGCTTCTTCTGGATGACGGTAAGAAGTGGAATGGCACTCTGTTCGATTCGACTGCTGAGCCGATCCTTAACGGGTCTGTCGACGCTGTTGGCCGTCCGCTGTTCATTGAGTCCACCTACGGGGATATCAATGCGCCTATGCGTTCGGGCCGCGTCCTGGGCCGTCCCACCTACGTCAGCGATCACGTCGCCAGCGGTGCGTGTGTCGGTGTCATGGGCGACTGGTCGCAGTTCGTGTGGGGTCAGATCGGTGGCCTGAGCTACGACGTTTCGGACCAGGCAACTCTGGACCTGTCGGCTGCACAGGACGGTTCTGGAATTGTGTCGCTCTGGCAGAACAACCTCGTCGCAGTCCGCGTCGAGGCTGAGTTCGGCGCCTTGGTCAATGACCCGCAGGCGTTCGTGAAGCTGAACAAGAGCGCGGCGCCGAAGGCTCCTGCCCCGGCTACCGCTCCGAAGGCTGCTCCGGTTCCTGCTAAGTGACGTTAAGGGCAGTCGGTGACTTCACTTTGAGGTCACCGGCTGCTCTTACCAGGAAAGGGAGTGACATGGCTTACGCAACTGCTGAGGACGTAGCTGTCCGTTGGGCTCGAGACTTAACCGTTGAGGAAACGGCTCTCGTTGAAGTTCGCCTCGAAGATGTGGAACGGATGATCCGTAGGCGTATCCCCGATCTTGACGTGAAAGTCGATATCGGTGTGATTGACGTTTACGATCTGATTCAAGTCGAGTCAGACTGTGTGTTGAGGTTGGCCCGTAACCCTGAGGGTTACTACTCTGAAACGGACGGCAACTACACCTATCAGTTGCAGAAGGGTTTGACGAGCGGGACGCTCGAGATAACCGCTGAGGAATGGGCCATGCTTGGTGTGTCCCGTAACCGTCTGTTTTACCTTGACCCGAATCCGATGCTGGACACCTATGGGGAGACTGCGGCTGCGCCGATCACTCCGCGTAGCCGGCAGCGCCGCGACGTCGAACGGTTCGTTGAGGGTCCGCGTGGCCGTCAGGTAGTGGACTGGATTAGGCAAATCTGGTGACCTATGAGCTTACTGGATAGCGGCACAGAGGACATTATCGTTTTCCTCGAGGAAGTTGTCACCGATGAGGACGGCAATCTTCGCACTCAGCCGTCGAAGTGTGGGGTTCCTGCTAAGGCGACGATCCAACCGTTAGGGCAGTCGGGTACTGCCGCTAGGCGGTCTGAGCAGGACAACGAGGGGTTTGAGTCTGAGAAGGTTTATTGGATGCGCCTGCCGCGTTCGTTTCCTTATGTGATTAAGGCTCAGTCGAGGATTGAGTGGCGTGGCGAGTATTGGGCTGTGTTCGGTGACCAGTTCAGGTTCACTAACTCCCCTCGTACCGCCCATGTGACTTACACGATTAAGAGGTACTAATGGCTAAGGTCGATATTTATTTGTCGTGTAATGACACTGTGTTGGAACTGCCCGGGGTAGGCCAAAGCGTTAAAGACGGCGCTCAGGACGTTGAGGAAAATGCGAAAGTCATTTTGCGAACGATCCGCGCTACTACCCCGCACAGTAAAATCAGTGGTCCGGATAATCTGACGAAGATCACTTCGGAGAAGGCCACAGACCAGCCTAATGACTGGTTTGTTTCTTTGTGGGCGCCTAATCCGGTCGCTATCGAGTACGGGCACCAACCTTCGGGTTGGTTCGCTGGTACGGACACTAAAGCACCGGATGGGCTTTACATTCTGCATCAGGCAGCCGGTCTAGCGTAAAGGGGGAACAATGTCGGTGCTACCTCGCATCCAGGCTATTGTTCTGCCGATTCTGCGTGAGGCTTTACCGGGTATCAAAGTTGGCTCTTGGGTTGAAGACATTGATTACCGCGAGTTCCCGATGTTGAACATCAGGCGTATCGGCGGGGTCAGGCATGATCGGAAACCTTTGAGACTCGACATGCCAGTTATCGAAATGACCGCCTTTGGGAGCGTCGGTCTGCCGGAAACTGAGCGTTTGTATGAGGATGCGCTTGAGGCGCTGTACGAGGCTGTGAGGCTTCAAACGCTGACCGAGGCAGGTTACTTGCACTCGATTAAGGAAACGATGGGGATGACCCAGTTTTCTTCTCTGTATATGGACTCCTGGCGGGTCCAAGGGCTTATCCGTTTGGGGCTTCGCCCACCCAACTATTTAACTAACCAGGAGATTCCTAATGTCACAAAATGACAGTGCTGTTTTAACTGCTGCTGTCGGATATGTGTATACCGCTGCTGCGGGTACGCCTCGTCCGACACCGGCACAGATCGCGTCTTTGGACGCTGAGGCGTTTGGTTCGTCCTCGAGTTCTATCAAGGCCAGTGCCGCCCCTGAGGGTGGGACGTTCACGGTCACGGTTGGTACTCCCGGGCCGGCGCCGCTGGCTGTCGATCCGGTTGTTGAGCCGAATACCCTTGAGGGTTCGGTTCCGGCTGCCAAGCCCACCACCACTAAGACCGCTAAGGCTGTTGAGCCTGTTGCGGCAGAGCCGGGTCCTTCGGGCACCACTGAGGAACTGCCGTTCGATTCGGGTGCTGCCGAGGTTCAGGCTGCGCTCGAGGCTATCGAGTCGGTCGGTGTCGGTAACGTCAAGGTCAGCGGTGAAGGTTTGGCCGGCGACGGTTTCGTTATCGCGTTCGTCGGTGATCTTGCCGGTAAGAATATCGGCGTGAGCGCCGCAAGCAAGCTCGATGGTGGGGTCACTCTCGCCGCTGAGGTTGTTGGGGCTCCGAATGGTTGGTCATCTGTGGGGCATACGTCTCGCGGGGATCTTCCGGAGTTCGGGTTCGATGGTGGCGACACCGAGGTTCGTGGTAGCTGGCAGAACGAAAGTCTGCGGGAGGTTGTTACCGCCCCGATTGCGGACTATCTGACGCTGCTGCTGCACCAGTTCGACACGGAAACCTTCGAGCTTTACTACGGCAAGGATGCGTCCTCCGCTAAGGGTGTGTTCGGTGTGTCCGGTGGGTCTACTCCTGCTGTGGAGAAGGCTCTGCTCGTCATCATCCAAGACGGTGATACGAAGGTCGGTTTCTACTCCCCGAAGGCGAGCATCCGTCGTGATGATTCGATCAGCCTTGCGGTGGATGACTTCGCTGCGCTTCCTGTGCGTGCGACGTTCTTGAAGCACGGCAGTAAGAACAAGTTCGAGTGGATTAACGAGGACTTGTTCTCGTAGTTCATTTGTTTGACCGGGGGGAGCGTTTCCTTGGCGGGCCTAACGCTCCCCCCTCCAAGCAGTATCTAGGTCCCGCCGCTAACCTTGAAAGGTCCGCTAATGGCTAACAACATTTTCACTCTTGACGCTATGCGTGAGGAAATCGAGCGGGAGTTCGCGCCGTTCCAACTTGATATCGACGGTAAGACTCTGACTCTCCGTAATCTGCTGCGTGTCCCGAAGAAGGACCGTGAGCAGGTTTACAGCCTGTTGGATGAACTGTCGAAAGTCGGTGATTCGGACTCTGACGGCAGCTTGACGTCGACTGAGTTGTCGGCTCAGATCGCGTTGAAGATCATTCCGTTGGTGTCTGATAACACGAAGCTCGCTAACCTTCTCGTTGAGAACATCGAGGATGATTTGGCTTTGACGCTGCGTGTGTTTTCTTCGTGGATGGGCGCTACTCAGGCGGGGGAAGCCGAGGGCTTGGACAGCTAATAGACGAGTACGGCGAGTTCCTGGCCGCTGACTTATTGGAGTATTACCGGGTGGATCTCAGGGACATTTTTGTCCCTGAGGCTCGTCTGACTCCGCTGTATTTGTTGGTGTTGATTCGGGGCTTGCCGGAAGGGTCGCGGTTTGTCGCTGAACGTCGTGGTGGTTCTGAGTTCCGTGGTTGGGACACAGGCCGGTATATCGACGTGGCAATCGTTAACGCTGTTCGAGCTTTGCAGTACACCTATGTCGCCGCTCATGTGAAGAAGCGCCCACCGGCTCCTGAGCCGTTCCCTATTCCAGATAAGACAGTTAAGAAGCAGAGCGGTCCTAATTCGTTTGCGTTTATCGCTGCGGCGCGGATAGCTGCTGCTAAGAGAAGGGTTAGTGATGCCGGGACCTGACGGTGGTGCTAGTGGTAATGAGATTGGCCGGGTTACAGTCCGCGTTGTCCCTGACACAACTGGCTTTAAGCGCAAGGTTGAGGAACAGCTTAAGACTGAGACTGCCGGCTTGGATGAGCAGGTTCCTGTCGAACCCGAAGTTGAGAATGGGCTTTTAACTCAGAAGGTTAAGGCTCAGGCTAAGGCTGCGTCGGGTGAGAAGGTCACTGTCGGCGTCGAGACTGAACAATTTGACTTGGATCGTTTTCAGCGCCGGATGCTGTCGGATCTTCAACGGTTTATGTCGAAGAACGAGACGAAGATCCCGCTGACCGTTGAGGGTGAGAGTTTACGTCGTGGCCTTGAGGCGTGGGAGAAACGCATCGAGGCTGATATCGCCCTTGAGATTCCGGTCGATTTTGGAACGGCTGCGGCTCAACGCGAGAAGATTCAAACGATCATAGATGCCGTCGAGGAGTTGGAGAAGGCTGCTAAGAAACCTATCAAGTTCGATCCGTTTCAGTTCGACGATAAAGCTTTGTTCCGGTGGGATCAGAAGGTTCAGAAGTTCCGGCAGGAGGAAGCGGAATCAGCGATACGGTATCTGGAACTCGCAATCCGCGAGGCTGATGAGCGTCTAAAAGCGAGCCGTGAGGAAGCACTTAAGAAGGTATCTCTCGATCCTCGTTTCTTTGCAGTCGAGTCTGACCTTATTACTCAAGATGAGATTATTAAGATCAAGGCCGACGCGGATTTCCGCGACGTCGAGATTGCTTTGCAGAGGCTTAAAGCTCAGGCTGCACTTGTCAAGATTGATGATCTTGGCGGGGTTGATGCCGTCAACAAGTTTGAGAAACGGTTTCAGGAACGTCCGCTGAAAGCGAATGTTGAACTGAACTTCAAGGGCAACTCGTTCACTAAAGCTGTATCTGGTTTGTCAAGTTCAGCTTTTTCGACTGTAGCGCAAGGTTTGGGTTCTATCGGTTCGGGTGCTTTTAGTGCCGCTAAGGGGTTCATTGAGCTTGGTCGCACCGGGATTATTGTTGTTGGTGTCCTGGCGTTGATTGCCCCGGCGTTGGCGTTGGTGTCGGGTGCTCTGGTTACTTTGCCGGCGATTATGGCTGCTGTGTTGTTCCCGATTGGTGCTATCGCGTTGGGTTTGGACGGCATTAAGAAGGCTGCTACCGATGCCGGTTTGTTTGAGGATTCTAACGGTGGGAAGAAGGGCGGCGGCAAGGTCGGTGCCGCCCTTGATTCTATCAAGGAGAAGGTCAACGGGGCTTTCGAGCAGGGTCTTAAACCTGCTTTCGAAAGTTTCGCTGCGATCCTGCAAGACGGCGCGTTCGGTAGTGCTTTAGCTAATGTCGCTACTGGTTTGTCCGATATGTTCGCTGGGGTTACTTCCGCTTTGGAGAAAAGCAAGGGTGCGCTCGCTAATATCGGTAGCAACATAGGTAAAGCGTTCTCTGCTGCACGGCCCGGTATCGAAGATTTCACTACTGGTTTAGTGAACCTTGTGTCTAAGTTGTCCGATAAGTTCCCCGGCATTTCCGAAGCTATCAACCGGACAGGTCAGTCATTCTTGGATTGGGTTGACCGTATGACTGCGGTCGATCCGAGTACAGGTGTGTCGAAGTTGGACACAGCCATGAAGCAGCTTGGTGACACTCTTTCGGAGCTTGGCGGCTTGGTTTCGGACTTCTTTAATAGCGGCTGGGAGAACCTGTCTAACGTCGATTTCGGCAGCAGCATGAAAGGGTTCGTTCAGAGTATCCGCAGTTTGGTTACGGACACTTTGCCTGCGCTGTCTAATGCTTTTCAGACTATTGCGTCTGCGTTGAAGCCTATTGCGGTTGTGGTCGACGCTATTGACAAGGTTTTGAATCGTCTTGGTTCTGCGTCTATTCCTAGGATTGGCACGGACCAGTCGAGCTTGGAGACGCTTTTCGGTAAGCCTGGTAAGTGGATCAACGACGCTATCAATCCTGAGGCTGCGAAGCAGCAAGCGTTAGAGGCTGGTAAGCAGGTCGGTGATTCGCTGAATCAAGGTATGGCTACTGCTGCGTTGAACACGAACGCTGCTACTCAGCAGGCGGCTGCGGTGGCTGTTGCTGCTAAGCAAGAGTTCGATAAAACTATTGCGGCTATGCCAGCCAATGACCAGGAAAGTTTAATTGCTGCCGCTCTTGGTAGTGATGAAACCGCTCAGGCGCAGTGGGGTGCGAAACTTGCTACGGCGGCTTCGTCCGCTAGGGACGGGATCACCGCACAGTTCGACGGCGTTAAGGAAGCTGTTGCAGCGAAGTGGGTGGAAATCAACGCGGCGGTCACTACTGGTATCACCGGTATGCAAACCACGATCAGTACGTTCTTCACCCAGTTACCTTTGGGCTTCACTGGGGCTTTCACAGGTATTCAGCAGTCGATAACCGGAATGTTCATTCTGATTGCTCAGTCGATCAGCACTCAGTCAGCGAATCTCAGTAACACCTTCGCTACCGCTTTTGAAGGTTTACCGGGCCGGATCGGGCAGGCTTTGTCTGGTGCGCCGGCAGCTATCACTGGTGCTTTGGCGGGTGTCGCTGGCGCTGTGGCTGTAAGCATGGCTGAGGCTGCTGAGGCCGCGAACCAGGGTGGTGCGTTGACCGCTCAGGTTGCTGGCGCGTCCTTCGGGACGGTGCCACCAGCTATCTCTGCTGCTATGCAGCCGTGCATCACGGTGGTTGCAACTGTCTGTCAGCAGATGGTTTCTACCGCTTTGAGTTTCGCCGGGGCTATGGAGCAGTCCGGTGTCGCTATCGGTGCGTCTTTCGCTCGCGGTATCGCTTCGCAGGCGAGCCTTGTGGCTTCCTCCGCTAATGCGCTCATGGCGGCAGCTAGGGTGTTCTTCCCTAACTCCCCCGCTAAAGAGGGTCCGTTCTCCGGTTCGGGCTGGGTGGACAAATCCGGTGAAGCTTTAGGTGAGGGCTTCGCTATGGGTATTGAAGATTCCGCTGGCGGGGTTGTCGGTGTCGCCAAACAGATGATGCAAGCAGTCAAGGACGTGTTCGGTGACGCTGCCGGGTTGACCTTGAACTTCAACTTTGGTGCTACCGCTATGAGTTCTATGGCTGCCGATGCTGAATCGTTTAAGGGCTCGATGGAGGGTGCTGCTGCCTCACTGAACACCGTCTCTGTTCCTTCGGGTGTGGGTGGCGGTACGTCCGGTAATAACTTCGCCGGGAAGGTTGATACGCAAACCAAGGGTGAGCTTGACGTTCTGAAATATCAGCAAGAGTACTTGGATTTGCAACGTCAGTCTTTGCAGCTACAAACGAACGGTGCGTCGAAGGCGCAGCAGGCCGAGTTGAAACGGCAGATGGATATGTTGCAGCTTCAAAAGGACCGTATCGGGTTGCAGTCTAAAGAGTTGGAGTATTGGTCTAAGTATCAGGACACCAGCCGCGACATGAACGACGCGTACACCGCTGCCGGGGATAAGTTTAAGGACTCTGCTACGGATATCGCCAAGAATGTTGGCGGTCAGTTTATGTCCGATCTTGGTATGTCTGGTTCGGGTGCGATCCCTAACTTGGTGGATCAGGGTTCGCAATACATATTCCAGGTCCTCGATGTTCAGAGCGCTTTGACGGGCCAGCAGGTCCTTCAAAATAAGAAGGCGCAGCAATACACAGGAGGAATGTAAGTGCAGACTGTCGTTGAGCTCGAAGGGGTTAACGGGGAATGGTTTACACTTGCTGGTCCGCAGGCCGGTGACAAAGGTGTCTATTTAGGTACTGGTGTCACCGGTCTGTTCGACCCGCCTGTGAAAGTGATGTACGAAGAACCTGGCAACTGGCCGGGTGCAAGGTTTTTGAATCACCGGATTTTACGTCGGGACATTGTTTTCGGCGTGGAGATTATGGATGACCGTTCTGATTCTTGGTTGAGCCGTGACGCTGAGTGGCGTAAGGCTTGGGCTTATGACCGGGACTGCAAACTGTATGTGACCACGGAGGAATCGGGTACACGGTATTTGAAATTGCGGTTGGGGGAATCCCCTGACGTGTCGTGGTTCATGGATCCGAATGGGTTGAATATCAACCGTTGCGGGATGGTCGCTATCGCTGGTGATCCGTTCTGGTATGAGGATGATGTTGTTCATTCTGCTGTGACTACGTTGGACACCCGGTTCGATCCTGGGACGTACTTTGAGACTCCGGACGTCGGCAAGTTGCCGTTCGAGGATCTGGTTATCTCTGTGGCCGCTAATCGCGGCGGGGTGAATCCTACGGATAGGCACATTTTCCCTGTGTGGACTGTGCCGGGTTCAACTGAACCGTTGGTGGAGAACGATGGATTGATCGAGTGGGAGAAGTCGCCGTTTGTGGCGTGGACTCTGCCGGATTATTCGTTCGAGGATGACGGCTACGATAACCGCCGGCTGCGCCTGCCTGGGTTGGTGAACGGGGAGAACTGTGTCATCGACACAGATCCTCGTATGGAGCAGGTTGTTTCGGAGTCTGGTTCTCAGGTGTGGTCCCGTATGAACGGTGTGCGGTTCCGGCATCCGATCCCCCCGTACACCCGTAAGCGTGATTTCAAAATCAAGGTGTCTGGAACTATCCCAGGCCAGATGGTGACGTTGCGTTTGTCTCGTCCGTGGACTCGCCCTTGGGGGATGGAATGAGGTTCGTTCTTCGGCTGTTTGGTTTCCCTGTTCTGTCTCTGGACATGCTCGAGCTTGTCGAGGTTGAGGAAGAAAAGGACAGCCGCATTGAGGCTGGTTCAGCGCACAACTTTGAGCGTGATTCGTTTCCGTTGTCTCCTACTTCGCACCATGAGTGGGAGTGGGAGGACCGTAAGAGAGGGTTTGGTTTCCGGTGAGCGGTCTAGCGACTCTTGAGGATCATGCGGCGTTGTGGGATTGGCGTGAGGATCGCCGTCACCGCCTCGAGGCTGAAAGGTTGAAGCCACCTACCATCCGTATGTGGGATGGGGATTATCGTCTGCGTGGCGAGGTCGCTGGTGAGCGCAGCGGTGATTTCGAGTTCATTGAGAATGACACTGGGACTGGTTCGCTGCAACTGCCGCTTGACCATTATCTTGCTAAATGGGTGATGGATCATAAGGGCCGCTCGAAGCGGAATGTGCATATCACTATTGATAAGCAGGGCGCCCGGTGGTCTGGTTGTATGGATCATTACACGGTGGTTCGTGACGAGTTCGGTGACGTGTATTTAGATATCGTGTTCAAGCACGATTATGAGCAGGCCAAACATATCATTTGTTGGGCCAATCCGTTCTTGTTACCGTCGATACAATTTCCGAAATTGTGGGTGATTTTCGGGCCGTCGAAATGGTGTCTGCTTATGACATTGTTTGTGAACCTTATGAGGCTTGAAACTTCTTTATGGACTTTGCCGGATGACCCGCTTGACCCGAATGAATGGATGGGGCCGTCTTTCGATCCGACGAATTGGCGTAACCAAGTTACACCGTTCCCTATCGTGGGCGACAACTCCAACCTCACTATTGTTTATTCGAGGTTCAAACCGTTCCACGATGTTGCTAAGGACACGTTGGCTGACGCTCAGTTGACGTTGACGTGCCGGCGGTATCTGGATGGTGACCCGCACCCGTATGAGCATTTGCGGGGCGAGTTAGGTTTGGAGCCCGTCGAGGATTTGTTTCAACTGTTTCAGATCCGGCATGGCTGCCTGGTGTGGGATATCGTGGACAATTCGGAGTGGGGTTCTGAGACTGCTTTCGGTGGATCGTGGCTGACTGGCCTTATCAGGGCTGTTGTTTCTATCGCCTCTGACGGCACCACAGAAGGTGTCGACGTTTACACAGGTGACCCGACTTATCCTGGTGAGTATTACAACCCGGGCTTCCTGGGCACTCGTCCGAAGGCACCGTGGGTGGTGTTTGAGGACGGGGAATACACTGGCATTAAGTCCTCTGAGTTCAACTATTATGAGGCTACCGATACCAGTTTTCTCACTGGCGGTGCCAGTATGCCCGGTGTCAATGAGGGTATTAGTGCTGCGATAAACATGGCCGGCGATATCATTACGGCACATATTTCTGTCGGCGCTGAGTTACAGATACCGCCTATCGGCGGTTTGATGGATGCTGTGGCACGCCCTTTATATTCCAATGTGTTTTTGGCATTTCAACAGGTGCCTACGTTGCGGGCTATGGGTGAAACTCTGCCTATTGCTGGGCTTGAGAACTTGTTATCTGACCTTGGTGATTTTCATTATTATGAGGGTTGGGCTGACGGCGCCGACAGGGGTTACACCCTTTCGGCTGTTATGGCTATCCGCGCTAAAATGTGGGCCACCAGGACGCATACCGCTCACACTATAAAGGTGTCTGATGCTGCACCGTATCTGATCGGTGAGGCTGGGTATGGGCATTTCTGGCTGGGCTCGAGGGTTGCCACGTCGGTTAAAGGCTATCCGACTCCGCACACTTTGTTTGTGGAGCGGGTCAATAAGATCAGCTACCGGTGGGATAAGGACGGCCCTTCGGGGTGGGAATTGGAAATCGGTTACCAGAGTCCGAAGGACCCTGTTCTGAAAGCGTTTGAAATGATCCGCGACATTAACGCTGCTGCTGGTGAGCTTGGTGTGTGGTAAGTGGCTAAACACCGTGGCCGGTTTAAGTGGAAGAAGTACAGCAAATACAGAGGCAACCTGCGAATCTTCTGGATTGCGTCGGATAGACCTGACGTGACTAGGCACCGTCGAGAGGAAAGGGAGACATGATCCCGGCACAGGAAGATGTTGATTTCAACGCCCCTGAGGAACATTTCTCTTGGGCTATGAAGATGATGCCGACGTTCGCGGGTATCGGTGCGGTGACCCATCCTGGGTTTCTGCGGCAGTGGTCTAAGCATTTGTGGGATTGCGGGTTCGCTCACCGCGACTACTTGGAGGGGCTTGCCGATAAGGACGGCAACATTCATGTCAGCAAGTTGCCCAAGCAGCGCATTAAGTTGCAGAAGGCTTTGCGTGGTCCGAGGAATCTTTACAACAATGCTGCGGTGTGGGTGCCTTACGATTCGACTGAGCCGCCGAAGATGCGGCTGCCTGATATCAGCCAGTTGACCGTTGAGGAAAACGAGGCGATGTTGGAGCAGTATCGGGCTGCCGGGTTGATCCCTGGTGGGGCGGCTGAGCCTGTTATGGCAGGGGAAGCTGAGTGACAACACCTAATCAGCCGGCACCTAACTGGGGAACAACTTTCGTTGACCTGTCTTATGAGATAGGTGGCGGCGCGTACAACTTCGGCCAGGAGTTCGACTCTGACGTTATCAAGTGGTTGATCTACGGCCCTAAGCCGACGTTAGAGAACCTGTGGGAGTTTCTGGAACATCATCTGCTGGAAATGCCTTTGGAGGTTTTACGGACGTGGGAGCCGTTCATCCCGTTCAAGTTCCTTGACCCTGACTTCATTGACGTTCCGACGTCGGTGGCGACTATCGTTGAGTTCTTTGCGGGTATTAAGAAGCTGCTGAGTGTGGAGCAGTGGGAGGAATGGCTGCGGGACATTTTCGGCCCGTTCTACGATTCCACCGTGGCGTTCATCGAGGATACGTTGCAGTGGCTTGAGGACGTTTTCACACCGTTTTATGACCTGACTGTGAAGTTCATCGAAGATGCTTTGAAGTGGTTGGAGGAAGTGTTCAAGCCGCTCGAGGCTCTTATCCCGATCATTGAGGCTTTGGCTACGGATGCGTGGGAGTTGTCGACGGGGATCCTCGACAACCTGATGCGCGGTTTCCACGGTTGGAGTTCTAACGTCGGTGGGTTCGTTGCTGATGATCTAAAGCAGTTGGGTGCCGCTATCGGCACCGGGCTGGGTGAGCTTAACCATGTCGCTATGAGGGTCACCAAGCTCGAAGGCGAGATTGTCAATGCGCTGGAAAACTTCGCTACTTACGGTGAGAACGCTTTGGGTTTGGCCGGTGATCTGTGGGAGCAGGTTTACACCGGGGTCGGTGGTGGCACGTTGGGCACGCAGCAAGGGTATGCGGTGTTTCAGACCGCCGTGGACACCGTGGACAAGGTTGCGGTGGCTGTCGCTAAGGAAGTCCTTGGTACGGACTTTCAGAAGGTGTCTGCGGTTATCTCTAAGCCGCTGAATGATGCTGCTGCTTCTGCTAACACAATCTTGGCGAGGGTGGATAACACAATCCCGCCTGGTTTATCTCCGGATCATGTGTTCGCTAAGGTCACTGACGCTGTAGCGACTATCGGTTTCGTTAAGGGCGGGGTGACTACTGTCCTTGGGACGGTGAACAACGTACTCAAGAACGGTTCGACGTACACCCTCGAGGCTGGTGTCGGGACTGCCGCTAACACGTTCCGGCTTGTGGAGAACTCGAAAGAGATTTTGAAGGTCACTGACGCCGCTGGGATTGCCCCAGCCGGCGCCAATAATCGCCGTGCAGGGTTTGGGACTATCGCCCCAAATCAGAAGGCCCGTCCAGGCGTAGTCGCAGCTTTCGCCGCATTTACTAGGTAGGGATTATGGTTGACGATTCAGTTGTAGCCACAGTGGTTAAGGCCAGTAAGAAGTCTGAGGCTGTTGTCCGCGCCGTTTTGACTGCGCTTGAGAACGCTCTGTCGGGTGATCCGGTGGGCACGGTGGTTCAGGACCCTGAGAATGGTTCTGTGGCTGTGCGTGTCTCTGAGGATGGTGTCCCGGTGTGGCGGGTGAACACCTTGAATGGAAATGAGTATCGGGATGCCCAACCCACCTTGAAAGGGTGGACGGTCATTTCGGCAATTAAATAAAGAACGCCCCCTGGATGATGTTTATACATCATCCGAGGGGCTTCTTTGTGTTCAAAAGGGTTTGTATGTTGTCGGGTGTGAACATTCTTTGGTTGAGTGCTTCGGTGCCTGGGATTCGTTGGATGAAGAACCGTATGCCGGATTGGAGTAGCAGTTGCCGGCGTTCCTCTGTGTCGGCGGTTTCCCATGCTTCTGCGTAGGTTATATCGGTTTGGATATACTCCCACCCAGCTTCCCGGGTTTCCAGCTTTTCCAGGGCAGTTATCTGAGAATCTAGGGCGCTCAGTTGCTCCGTAAGGCGTTTTCTCATGGTGTCGCTAGTGACTGCCCCGAGAAGGGGTGTTAGTTCGTCTACGGCCCGTACAGCCTCGTCTAACTGCATTTTATGGTTTTCGGCCTGCCGGTAAACCCTTCTCTGCACATTCAACGCCCCAGCAGCCTCAATAAAAGCATCCCCAACCAATTCCTCAACAATCTCAGCCTCAACCTGACCGCAATGACCCTTAACCCGGCAATGATAATACCGATACAAACGCCTACCGTAATCGCGGCGATAGATTTTATGAAACAAGTTCAATTCACAAACAAAACATTTCACCACACCATTCAAAGGCGCCGTGTCCCGCGTCCGGTGAGGACCCCGCCGACGCGCCTCGAGCGCGGCCTGCAACTGATCCCAAGTATCCTGAGTCAGAATCGGCTCAGCGTTCAGGACAGGCTTACCCTGCATGTCCCTGACCGTCTGCCCCTCGTAGGTGGCATGACCCAACAGGTACTTAGCGGTCAGCATTTTCCAGAACGTCGAAGGCAGCGTGTCCCGCTTGAAAGCCACCTTTTCGACAGCAGCGCCGGCAATGACCTCATCGACAATCTCACGCACCACAGGGGCTTCCTCAGGGTGCAACCCCAGCCGGTAACCTCCCCCGGGTAGCTCCACAGCGGTCAACCCAAACGGCACCTGACCACCCGGCCAACGGCCAGTCTCCAACAGCCTCTTACGGGACGCTTTCGTGCGCTCCTTAATAGCCTCTAGTTCGCCCTCAGCGACACCAGCTATGACGTTCGCTACCAGACGCCCAACCCAGTTCGACAGGTCCAAAGATTCGCTCATGGAGACGAGAGTTTTGTCGTGCTCGATCATCCACCCAAAGACTTCGTTCAGGGCGATCACACGGCGACTCAGGCGGTCTAGGCGCCACACCACCAGGACGTCCCACTCGTCCCGTTTGTCCTCCCCAAACCAAGGACCTAGACCGGGTGCGTCGAAAGGGCTCACAGAACCAGAAACGTCGACGTCCTCAGCCCACCCGACAACGGTGTGATCGTGGAGGTTCGCGTACTGTTCAATCAGTTCCCGTTGCCGCTCTACGCTGGTACTTTCCTCTTTGAACCTTGATAGCCGCACCCGGCCTAGAATCCTCATACCGGCAGTCTACAATGCCTCTACTATGATTTGTCAAACGCTAGGGAGTGTAGATACTCATTGATCCTTTGACGTGGGCCTGAGCAGCCTTGCGAGGACATAACCCCGCATGTGGCATCCCACAGCCGTTGCAATACTCCGGTTTAGGCCACACCACCGCACGAACGCCGGCACCCTGAATCAGTTTATCGCAGGCATAACACGGCTCCCTAGTAACGTACAAGGTGGCGCCTACAAGGTCCTGGCGGTCACAGTGCAGAAGCGCATTAGCCTCAGCGTGAATAGCTACACACCGGGTTTGTCCTTGATCGTAGTCAGATAGTCCAGCAGTCGCTCCTGATATTCGTCTAGGGCACGAATCACAGCCGGGTTGTCCGGAAGGCGCACCGTTATACCCAGCAGAGCGGATCCGACGATCCTTGACCACGACAGCACCAACCTTGGACCGTTCACAATCCGAACGAGCAGACACCGCTTCCGCGACACCAATCCAATAGTCATCCCAACCCAACCTTCCTGTCATCCAACAAGCCCTTGCAGGTCCTCTTTCAATTCAGCGACCTCCATTTCAAGTTCAGCGATCCGGCACTCCCGGGAATCCGTGTTGTTGTCAGCGCGGTCTGCGTAATCCAGTGCAGCGAGATACCGCTTCACCAGTTCAGGGAAAGCGCCGTGGATAGCGGTGATCCAGTCTGCGTCCGACTCTCGCTCCGCGTACCCGAGGAAAGTCAACTCGCCGTCAGAGCCCACAGCCCGAAGATTGAAGTCCTCCCACTTGTCCTCGTAATCCCAATAGCGGTCTGTAGCGCCTGTAGTTTTCGCCCACAGGCTGTAAAGGGTGTCGATCATTTCCCGCTCATCCATTGTCAAGTTCCTTTCAGTAATCTGATCCATACAGTGAACCCCAAGACCTGCCGCCAACCTCAGCGTCAGTACCGATATGCACACCCTGAAAATCAGTGGACATAAGTTCACCGATCTTTCCCGCACCCCAATTAGCTTTACCGGCAGGCAACGAAGCTAAAACCTCGTCGTGAATAGGTAACCGCAGATACGGTGTGAAACCCGCTTCATGTAAACGAATCAACCCCTTCGCCGTGATATCCCGGCTCGAGGACTGCACCATATAATTTAGGGCCGCGTAAGGGCGTGCCCTATCCACCGGCAACCGGCGCCCAAACGGTGTCGTGACATACCCGTCCCGTAAAGCTTCCCGCTGCAACCTTTGAGACA